ATACTCGCACTCCTAAAAATCGCATATCGACGAGGCATGGAAAGAGTTCGGTCTCTAATTTAAATATATCCTCTATATCTTGCGCATAGATTTCTTTTTTCATTTCTTGCCATAATTCTAAAGTCATCTCAGCATCTCGCTCTGCATACTCACCTACATACATCGCAGGTAATTTGTACATCTCAGATTTAGGATCTACACCCCAAAGCTCTGCTGTTTCTTTCAATACAGCCTCGTTTTTGCCTTTTCCAAGGTAATCCCTACCCATGGAGCCTAAATCGTAACGAAAGCGATTCTCGTCTACGAGAGAGCCAGCAATCATGGTATCCACTATCTCTCCATGTATTTCTAGTCCCGCAGCTCTAATAAAACATACGTCGTACATAGCATTGTGAAATATCTTTCTAGCTGGCAAATTTAGAACCGTTCTAAAGTAATTCATCACCATCTTTTCATCCATGTTACCACCACCTTCGTGTGCGATGGGATAATATCCAGACCAGTTATCAACAGCTAGAGCAATACCTACTATCTTGCCTCTACCTGTAACGGATCCAGATCCCATAGTTTTTAGTTCAGGATCTTTTGTTTCTAAGTCTATTGCTATCTCATCATATTTAGATAGGTCAGGAAAAGATTCTGGTGGTAGCCACTCTGTTTGTGGGCTAAACATTGGTTTCTGTATCATGAGTAATCTCTCTCCAATATCATTTCTAAATAATGTATTGCTTTTTTTATATCTTGTTCTTTACCTTTTACAGAATGCCTGCAAATATATTTTATAGCGTTTCCCTCTGCGAACAAAAGTTTATTTTCATTTATAAACTCTGCTGGTTGTATTTTCATATTACGGTAGTGTTTGCCACCTACTTGCTCTTCTAATGAGCTGTATGTGCTCCCCTTAAATATATCTTTATTTGTCATATGCTGTATCCTTTGTATTCTTGTTTTGGTGATATAATATGTAGATGTTCCTTGGTTCGTGTTGCGCCAACATAGAACAATCTATTCTCATCATCTGGGTTTTTTTCGTATGCATTGTATGTGTTTAAACTTAAGTCTGTTAACAATACAACGTTCTGTGATTCACCACCTTTTGCACCATGTATGGTTGACAAAGTTATTCGTGGTTCCTCGTTTAGTTTTTCTCCATTCTTTCTCATCTTTCTTAAATACTCTACATCTCTTTTGGGTGCATCATCAAATGCTTCATACCAAACTGCATTACTATCTAGTTTTAAACCATAATCTCTTTTTAGTGTAGCAATATCGTAAGACGCATCTTTCAGCATACCTTTGAGTTTAGATTTATCTGTATTATCTTTCATGTATCCATATATTCTCTCTACCTGTTTGTACATCATGGGCTGACCTTTACGTAAGTTCTCCCAATCTTGTGCTGCATAGTGTAGTTCTTGTTCTTTTGTTTTTTTAAATTTATTTTTGTAATACAAACCATTTCTGTACAATGTATCTTCTAATTCGTTTAACATGTATTTAGTTCTGGCCATGACCAACCATTCTCCAGATGTCATATCTATTTGTTCAAAGTCATCGTATCTAGATAGCGCACCTTGATGTGTTTTTGGTTTCCAAGATTTATCTATTCTGTTTCTAATTTTATTTACAATACCCATAGCAATGTTATGGACTTCTGCAGGTATTCTATATGATTGTTGTAATGGCATCATCAAACCTTTTTGTGCAATAAAAGAGTCTACATCAGATCCCGCCCATCTAAATATTGCTTGATCATCATCACCTGCAACAAAAGAATCTGTTGTTTTATTCCAAATACTTTTTGCCATATCCCATTGCATTAGTGATAGATCTTGTGCTTCATCTATAAATACTACGTCAAACTTTGGTGATTTATCTGATTTAATAAAATGTAATATCATGTCATTAAAATCTATTAGATTATATTCTTTTTTGTATCGTTCTATCTCGTTTGCAATGATAGATAGTTTATTTCTTTCAAGGTCAGTGTGATGCTCTGCTAAATCAAATTGTTGTTCTGGTGTAATATTTCGTAACTTTGCAAGATTTATTATTCGTAAGTATTCACTATCAGATGTAAAGATACCATTGTGATCGTCTTCAAACTTAGCATAGTTAACAGGAAAACCTAATTTTTTTCCTAAATCAACATAATGCCTGCGTTGCATAACATCCTCTTTTTTTACACCAAGTCTTCTAAACGCTAGTGAGTGTAATGTTCTAAAATATGGTAAGTCGTCCTCTGTAAGATTAAATTTTTTTATAGCTCTATCTCTTGCTTCGTATGCAGCTTTTTGTGTAAAGGCAAAGTATCCAATTTTATCAGGATCTGTTTCTTTTAAATAATCATCTACTTTGTTTAACAAAGTAGTTGTTTTACCTGTGCCCGGTGGCCCTAACACTATTGTTTTCATTAGTATGGATCTTCCTCTTTCAATTTCTTTTGTTTATACTCATCTGTCTTTTTGTCAAACTCTTTGACTATAAATACAGATAACTTTTCTTTACCAATCCTTTTATTATCACATTCACATTTTTCTTTTAATAGCTGTGCTGTTCTTGAATAACCAAGATCCCATCTTCTACGCATTAAAAACTGATGGTAGAATCTATCAAATACAAAATGATGATGACCATCTGATGTCCACACACCACCTTTTCTTAAATCGTTTTTGTCTGTTGACACTTGTCTGTTTAAACAAAACTCTTCTAAATGATTTTGTAATTGATCTTCTGTTCGTAATCCCTCTGCAGGCTCTGTGATTTCTGCATTGCGTAATAATAAATCTGTAATTTGTACCCAATCTTTTTCTTTTAAAGTTATCGGTCTAGTTTTTAATTGTTTCATACATGCCTCCTGAAATAAACTTTGCTGTCTCAAGTATTTTACATTCTCTAAGTATAATCTTTCTCCGTCTACGTTGAGATAGTAGTAAGGGTCCTCCAAGTCTATTACCTGGAGGTCGGATAGCCCAGGAAATAATATCTCCTGGCCGATACCATATTTTCTAGTTCGACATAATGTTTTATCACACATACTACACATGGGTTCATCTTTACATTTATACCCCCATTCTTTTTTATCATGTTGTGTAACGACTATCTGCACCTCTGAATCTGACAATGGTTTCTCCATCGCAGTTGCGTTAAATAAAATTAATTTTGACTTCCACTCTGCTGGCCACTTTTGTTTTGCATACACACCATAATGAAACAATGCATTGTTTCTACCACCTTCACCTATCTTGTTCATAGCTAATGTTTCAATACAAGGTGGTCCATCACTATATTCTGATTTAGGTCTTTTTATTTCTAATTCTTGTAACATATCAGGATCCAAATAGTTTCCTGTATACAAATTAAAAAAATCATCCAGTGTAGCAGCTTCGCCATTTTTTTTAAATGCATGTCGAACAGAATTTTTATAATTAAAATATGGTAAGTTTAAAAAATTTCCTGTATCATCTTTCGATTTTAATTCTGTTTGTTTAGGAAAAACCTCTGATCCGCCGTATCCCAATACAGCTTTTATTTCCATCAACTTATCTCTCATTAATTTTGCTGATACGTAATCTGATGTAAATAAAAATACATGTGCACCACCTGATTTTGATCTACACACAATCAAAGGTAATTTCATGTTTGTTATTTTATCTATTAATTTTTTGTGATCAAAACCTGCATAAGAATCTATGTCAATACAACCCCATCTGCATTGATTGTTATCATTAATAGGAATGATACCTAAATTTTCTTCACCATCTAAATGTTTTTGCCAAAGACTATCTGTTACTGGCTGACGTTTTACAAATGATTTACCTTTTATTTTTGTGCCATTGCCGTTTGTATTTTCTACAATAGTGACACCGTGGGCACGGTCTAACCCTGCAAATATTTCTTTAAACTTCTCTATCATAACAAATGCAACGTGGGCAGCCTACTCTCGCGTGACTGCCCACTACCTAGGATACGGTTAGTATGGTTGTTTGGAGTCTGCTTCTCCGTTACCATGCTTCGCCTCAACCTCACCTTTACCTACGCTAACTGCAAAGTTTTTAGCCATGTCATAGATATTTTTATCTGCAACCGGTCCAACTTTAGTTACGTCCCATCCAAACCATGTTCCTTTGTCGTTTGACATCTGAACGGTTTTTAGATTGTAAATGTGGCTGTATGTTGGCGGAGTAAAAAGTCCGTTTTTACCCTGCATTTTGATACCCATCATCATTGAGTTCCATTTTCTGCTCACTTTTAATTGTGTGCCTTTCATAGAAATCAAAGCTGTTTGTGGTGTGCTGCCAATAGCTAACACAAAGTGTTGTGCAGTGTTATCTAAATAGTTACCGTTTGGTAATCTATCTTTATAGTCTTTACCTCTAGTGGTTTGACTAATTATATCACTATCCGCTTCGTGAATTGCAACAGGCGCACCAGTGCTGGTACCTCTATCTTGCCACTCAATGTATTGTCTTTTGTAATGACAAGGTACAACCATTATCTCATCAAACAACTCATTGGTAACAGTGTTTATGATCTTGCCGGGTTCTGCGCCCTCGACATATTTTGCATCTCTCTTGTTTACCTCTGGAGAGAGCTGACCCAAAACTTTTAAGAATGGTAACGCAAGATCTTCTTGCGATATGTTTTGAGCCCCTTGATTTGCATCAGCTTCAAATAAATTTGTTGCTAATGCTCCTTCTTTTTTTGTTGCTACTTGGTTCATGTTTATTTGCTCCTTTTTATTGTAGTCTTATTTTCAGAATATACTCCAAAAATTTCCGTTGGCATTTCTTTACCTGCCTCAATACGCTCACGGACTAACGCTTTCAGAGTCATGGGCTCAACCTTCATCTTTTGTGTCGGTTGAAACCCATTGCTCTTTGCAAGTTCGGCATAATCAGCCGCCTTGTTATCTTCGTTACGACCAAACGATACGGATATCTCGTTTTTGATTATATCGCCTAAGCCATTTTCACGAAGCCAGTTATACGCCGCTTCTTTATTTGCCTCACTAATGTGAGCTCTGTACGACGTAGAAACTTTTAGATGTGATCCATCATGAAGTTTTAATTCTGCTAAACCCATCTCAGACATCATAGTTGGTATAACTTCACCAGATATATGATCTCTTTTCTTTTTTAAGTTTTTTACAATCTCTTCTGCATTCTCTATACTAGAGTTAACATTTTCTAAGTTTTCAACTTGATCTGCAAGTGACTGAATATTATCAGTCCTTTTCATTGCATCTTGTTGATCTGCCTCAAAGTTTATTTCATCTTTGAATTTTATTTGTTGTTTAACGCTCATCTACTTCTCCTTTCTCGTATAAGTTAATTTCAATAGGATAATATTTTCTTTCTTGTTTGTCCCATTTGAGCAATTTATATTTACCATTAGTAATATCAGATACAATAGAACATGCAACACCAATTATTGCAGGATCGCCTGTAAGTAGTAAATAATCATTTGATGTAAAATTTTTCAACCCTTGCCTTAATTTATATATAAGTGGTCCAGGTGAAAATATTATTTGTGAAAATTCTGGTAATAAAAAATTAAATTTACCGGTTGAAGAATATGTAGATGCACCCATAATATTTATTTTTGGGTTGCCTGCTTTTGTGCCAGCTATTTCTTGAATCACATACACTGAACTATTCATATATACCACCAGAGTTTCTTATTACATTTAAATATTTTTTATGTTCTAATCTTGGATACACATAATAATCTTTTCTCCATTTATCCATAGTTTCTTTAGCATGATTTCGCAATGAAGGGTAGTAAGATAAAAATTCTTTATTTATTTTTTCTTTATTAAATAAATTTAGTCCCCACAAAATACTAGCCCAGTTGTGTTCATTGTACATATAATAATTAGATCCTGTAAAATCAGATTTTATAGGCAATCTACTTTGCCACTTTGCTAAATTATTTTCTAAAGTCTCTGGCATTTCAAGTTCGTTTACTTTTTCCCAAAACTTTGTATCCCTTCTTTTAACTAAATAGTGTGCAAATATAAAGTCCCTTATATTTTGTAATATGAGTTTCATCTCTTTATTATAACTGTTTATATCTTCTTCTGTATAATTTTCTAACATATGCATTAGTAAAAACATTTGATTAATACTTGAACCTATTGCAGACGCCTCTAAAGGTTCAACAAAACCACAACTCAAACCAACTGCAACACAATTTCCTATCCATGGTCTATCTATTGCACCAGGTTGAAAACTTATGTCTTTAAAAATTTCTACTTTGTATCCTAATATACTCTCTACTTCTTCTTTTGCTTGTTCTGAATTTATTAAAGTTGAATCAAAAACATAACCATTACCCCATCTACCATAAACAGGTATTCTCCACATCCAACCATATTTTAAAGCTTTTGCTAAGGTATATAATGGATAGTTTTCTGTATCTTTTGTAGGAAAAGCTATCGCTCTATTTAATAAAAAATATTTACTATAATCATGCCATTTAGCTCCCAGTTTTGAAATTAAGATTCTTTTAAAACCAGATGTATCTATAAAAAAATCTGACTCATGAGTTTGATTTCCTATTAATTTTATTATTTTGTTATCGCGGCAAACAACATCTTTTATTTCATCTTCTACCACTTGTATGTTTCTTTGCTTACATTTTTTTAACAAATATTCATTTAGTTTAAATGTATGAAAATGAAATTGATATGATCTAAAATTTTTAAGATACACCTCTCGTTCAAACATTTCACTTGTTTTATATATGGGTTCTCCAGACTCAATTTGTTTTCGTCCAGAATAAATTAATTGTCCAAACCCTGCTTGATATTGACTAAACCTATAGTTTACAAAAATGTCATTAACAGAATGAAAGTATGGTTCTTTAGTCCAGTCTTCAAACATCACACCATATTTTACAGTTGCATCTGATTCTTTTATTAATTCAAAAATATCAATCTCACAGTAATCCATGAAAGCCTTCCAATGTTCCGTAGACCCCTCTCCAACACCTATAATACCTATCTTACCTGATTTTATGATTTTAATAATTTTATTAGGAAATCTTGACCTTAAAATTAAGGCTGCTACTAGGCCTGAAGTTCCGCCTCCTAAGATAATAATACTATCGTCTTTCATGCTTGACAATATAACAATCCTGGATTATATGTCAAGTTTAGAAAGATGAATTATAAATTTAAGACAAAACCATATAAGCATCAATTAACTGCTTTGGAAAAGTCATGGAATAGAGAAACTTATGCCTATTTTATGGAAATGGGCACAGGTAAAACAAAAGTGTTGATAGATAACATGTCCATGCTTTACGACAAAGGCAAGATAGATGGTGCATTAATTATAGCTCCCAAGGGTGTAATAAAAACTTGGTACGAGCAAGAGATACCTACACACTTACCAAACCACATAGAAAATGTGACAGTATTGTGGCAGTCAAATATTAATAAAACGCAGCAAGAAAAGTTAGAAACTTTATTTGAGATAGAAACTGCATTACATATTTTAGTTATGAATGTTGAAGCCTTGTCTACAGACAAAGGTGTTAAGTTTGCAACTAAATTTTTAAACTCTCATAAAACTTTAATGGCCATTGATGAGTCTACAACTATTAAAACACCATCCGCTAAAAGAACAAAAAATATTATTGATTTAGGTGTTGCTGCTAAATATAGACGTATTATGACAGGATCACCTGTTACTAAAAACCCTTTAGATTTATACACACAATGTTATTTTTTAGATCCATATTTATTAGACTTTGCATCTTACTATGCTTTTAGAAACAGATATGCAATCATGAAAACTATGCACGTTAGAGGTAGATCAATACAAGTTGTTCACAAGTTTCAAAATTTATCTGAGTTATCAGACATAGTTAAAAAATTTTCTTACAGAGTTTTAAAAGAAGATTGTTTAGATTTACCACCTAAAAACTGGATTAAAAGACATATAACTTTAAGTAAAGAACAACAGAAAGTATATGATCAAATGAAGAAGACAGCTCTTGCTACATTAAATGGTAAAGTTACTTCTACTATGACTGTAATTACACAGCTAATGAGATTACAACAAATAACTTGTGGACACTTTGTTGCTGATGATGGCAGCACACAAGAAATAAAAAATAATAGAATTACGGAGCTAATGGATGTGTTAGATGAGATAGAAGGTAAAGCAATAATATGGGGACACTGGCAGAAAGATATACAAAACATAGTAAGTGAAATAGAAAAGGTTCATGGTTCGAGTTCAGTGGTTAGTTATTATGGACTTACACCACAAGATGAAAGACAGGATAACATACGTAAATTTCAGTCCGACCCTAAGTGCCGGTTTATGGTAGGAACGCCGTCTACGGGCGGCTATGGCATTACTTTGACGGCTGCAAACACCGTAATTTACTATTCTAACGGATATGACCTAGAGAAACGTTTACAGTCAGAAGACCGTGCACACCGTATTGGACAGAAAAAAAATGTAACTTACATAGATATCATTGCAGAAAAAACTGTTGATGAAAAGATACAAGAATCACTTCGTAAAAAAATTAACATTGCGTCTGAAGTTATGGGTGAAGAATTAAGGGCTTGGATTTAGTCTAAGTCTACAGCGTTACCTATGATAGGTTTGTATTTAGTTTTACCGTCTTCTCTATACGCTCTTAATAATTGTTTACGTGGATTTTCAGCGACCCAGGAGCAGTGGACCCACCCGCTGTTTGGTTCACCGGGAGTGTAGAACTCGAGTATCATTTGATCCCAATCTAGGTTTGTTTTGATCCAGTCAAAGACCTCAGCGTTGCTCGTGCCCAGACATTCGAAGTCAACGGCCTCAGCCTTGGTGTGCTGTGAATTTAATGAACTACCTATCTTTACACACAGCTCAGGGCTACGAAAGCAGCTGGTCACCGTTACTCTGCCGAAATGGTCACGTACCGGTTGTAGAATATTTTCACAAAGTAGTTTTAATTTTTCTATTTGATCTGCGTTAGGATTATTATCTAT